ATGAGTGATTTCGGCTTCGATGTTTTCGATCTGACGGGTGCAGCACCGGCGGGTGAACCGCTTGCGGCGCTACACTTCGACCGTGAGGAGTACACACCGTTCGAGCAACTGCTGGAGCATATCCGGCAGTTGCCGGATCGGCCGGATCGAGTACCGGTGAAGCGGCTTAACGTGAACGGCAGGGTCGTGTCCGATAGCATGGAGCGTTACCTCTCCCATGCGGGCGAAAGCAGCAGCCTATTGAAAGAAGCCCTGAAATCGCCCCGCCATTACCTGATCGCCCGCACTTCGGAGCTGAAATCGAAGAATACGCACCATTTCGACTTCGGTACCTTCGTCCACTCGGCCATCTTGGAACCATCGAAGTTCTCGAAGGTTCGCGTCCTGCCGCAAGCCAGCAAGACCACGTCCTCCGGCTGCCGGCGGTTGATTCGTTACTACTGGGAGCTGCTGGGCATTCAGGGGAATGCCGATCTGTCCGATCAGAAGATCGGCGCATTGCGTGTGCAGATCGATACGCTCCACACCGCGGCGAAAGAGGCAGGTTATACCTTCATCAAGGAAGACGACGCGAAGATCGTCGACGTGATCCGCATCGCCTACAAAACCTACGGCGGCGGCATCCTCCCGAAACTGATGCAGTACGTGAAGGCCGAGACATCGATGTACGGGACGGATCCCGATACGGGCATGAAGGTGAAGATTCGACCGGACGGAATGCTGCTGGAGGAGAATTTCGGCATCAACGCCATTCTGTCGATCAAGACTACGAGTGCGTCCTCCGTGCAGGCTTTCTACAACGAATGCGCGAAGTACCGCTACGAGCTTTCCGAAGGAATGTATTTGAAAGTGGCCAGCGAAATCACTGGACGCCCCTTTACGGCAACGCTCATGGTGATGATCCAAAATACCGCGCCTTTCCAGATCGCCCTGATCTTCTGGGATGCGGAGGATTTGCAGATCGGCAAATACAAATATGCGCAGGCCCTCGACATCGTGAAGCGCTGCAAAGCATCTGGCAGTTGGCCCGGGTTCGATGCACTGGCCGAGGAGGGTGCCTTCGGAATTATTCAGGGCAAACTGCCCGGCTATATCAAGTCGGAGCTGCTGCCGCAATACCTGCCCGATGTCGAAGTCGATTAGGACGCTGGACGAAGTGTTCAGCCGCTACATCCGACGGCGGGATTGCCCGAATGGCATCGGCCGCTGCATCAGTTGCGGAGCATTGATAAGTTACGATACCTGCGATGCGGGTCATTACATCGTCCGAGCGCATACGGCGACACGGTGGAACGAAACAAACGTCCACGCCCAATGCAGGATATGCAATCGACATAAATACGGCAATCCGAAGGCTTACCGCCGTCGTTTGGTCGAATTGTACGGAGTGGAAGCAGTCAAGGAATTGGAACGGATGAAGCACCTGACAGTCTGCCTTCATGAGAGTGACTACCGGGAATTGATAGAATATTATAAAACCAAATTGAATAGGTTATGATCGATCTTAAAAATTACGCTCCGCAATCGCCGGAGTTCAAACTGCCGAAAAACGTGTCGTTCCCGCGTGTAATCTTCGAAGGGGCGAAGGACATGGACGAAATCAGAAAACATCTGTCGGGAAAATTTATTGCCGAGAGCGTAACCAATGCCAAAGCCGTCCGGTTTCTCGACAGTTACGAGAGAACATCTATCCGAGCCAACTATTCGGAGTTGATGGAGGACGAACAGCCGAAACTCGAAACGCAACTTGCCGAGATCGAGGCGCAGTGTAAGCAACTGACGAAGGATGCCCGCGAGAAATTGCAAGCTGTCGTTACTCAGATCCGCGATCTGGTTTATCAAGTCAAGCGCGGAGAGAAGGAGGTGGATTTACCGAGCGATACAACGGTAAAGATGGCCTTGTGCGGACACTATCTCTACTACGCATGGATCGATGGGCGGTTCCAACTGTGCAAAGTCGAGAAGATTCCTTCGTGGGACGAGCAGAGCCTCTTTGCCAATCTGGAAACCAACAAGCAGGCATTCCTCGACGTGCTGGGGATCGACATGAATGAAGCGACCTATGAGCAGACTTCAACATCGTCGGGGCCGGAGGAGTAGCTATGTCCGGCAATTGCAGAGCGATTATTGGCAGGAGGTGTGCCGGATCGTGCGTCTTCGCGACGGCCACCGCTGCCAGCTTTGCGGACGGAGCTATTCACTGGAAATCCATCACAAGACCTATTACGTCGACGGCCAATCCATCGTAGGCAGAGAAAAAGAGCACTTGGATTGTCTGATTACACTCTGTGCGGAGTGTCACCAAAAGCAACATAACCATCATGGCCAGGCAAAATAAAGAGACGTTTCTTCTGCGGCACGATTTCTTTCCGCAGATCAAGATGCTCACGATGGAGCAGCGGGGCAGGCTGTTGACCGCCATTTATGCGCACGCGACGGAAGAGGAGCTGCCGGAAATGGATGAACTGACTACGCTCTGTTTCGGCTTCATCCGTGCGTCGCTGGATGCGAACGCCAAAAAGTATTACGCGGAGTGCGAGCAGAACCGCGAGAACGGCCGCAAGGGCGGTCGGCCTAAAAAAGCGGACGGTTTCGAAGAAAACCGCACGGTTTTTTCGGAAAGCGGCGGTTTTTCTTCAAAACCGGCAGGAAACCGCGAAAACCCTATTGAATCTGTATCTGATTCTGATATTGATTCTGAATCTGATTCTGTCTCTGTTTCTGAATCCGAAACGCGCGAAGAAGAGAGAGAGAAATTTTTCGAGATTTTCTTTTTCCGAAATTTCCGAAACCCTGCAAACGAAGTCGACAGGTTCGTTAATCACTACCAGGCTACCGGATGGATGCGCAAGGGAGAGAAGGTCGTAGACAAGGCGGCATTGGCCCGTGCATGGACCGAAGAAAAGACGTCGGAACCCCTGCGTTATCCGGTGAGGTTTCTGCAATGCTGGCATGAAATCTACGACAGGCTGTCGACGGTGGCTGTATGCCGCGATATGCTGACTGATCTTCAAGGCGTGGAGATAACGCGGGATCGGCTGACGCTGACGGTATCCAGCAGAAGACTGGCGGCGTTGATCGAAGGAAATATACGCCTCGCCAAACCGATTCTCGATTATCATTATCCCGGACGTACCCTTCATTATCGGGTTCCGAAAGGAGTGTAACAAAAGCTTTTACCACAATGGAATCAACGAAACAGATTAAAATCGAAATCCGCAACCGTTGGACGGGTTCGGTCGTATTTGAATACACGAAAGAGGGAAACACAATCACCGAAACGGTTTTGGACGCTATTAGGCGCGGTGCCGACCTGCGCGGCGCCGACCTGCGCGGTGCCAACCTACGCGATGCCAAGGGATGTTATCTATCATGTCCGACTGAGGGTAGTTTCATCGGTTGGAAAAAAGCCTCTGGGCATATCGTAAAATTACGAATTCCGGAAGATGCACGGCGCAGTTCGGCAACGGGACACAAATGCCGTTGCGATAAAGCATACGTCATGGAGATTCAGAACATGGACGGCACCAAGGCAACTGAGGATACCGTTCGTGCCGACCATGACAAAAACTTCGTCTACACCGTCGGTGCCACAGTCGAAGTTCCGGATTTCGACGATAACAGGTGGAGCGAATGTGCACCGGGTATTCATTTCTTCATCGATCGCAGAGCAGCGGTGGAGTACCAATGACGCACGGTTCTCTATTCAGCGGCATCGGCGGCTTCGACTTAGCGGCTGCGTGGGCCGGCTGGACGAACGTCTTCAACTGCGAGATCGACCCGTTCTGCCGGCGCGTATTGAAGTATCATTTTCCCGAATCGGAACAATATGAAGACATACGAACAACAGACTTTACCGTTTGGCGCGACCGCGTCGACGTGCTCACCGGCGGTTTCCCGTGCCAGCCGTTCAGCCTCGCGGGCAAACGCAAGGGTACGGCCGACGACCGCTACCTCTGGCCCGCAATGCTCGGAGTTGTTCGGACTGTTCGACCGCGCTGGGTCGTGGGCGAGAACGTTCTCGGAATCGTTAATTGGTCGCAGGGAATGGTCTTCGAGCAGGTGTGCGCTGATTTGGAGGCGGCAGGATATGAGGTGCAAGCGTACCTTATACCAGCTGCGGGCGTCGGTGCTCCCCATCTGCGATACAGAACATGGTTTGTTGCCCACCGTGGTGACGCAAGGGCTGAAAGTTCATGGCAAGAGCGGTTCGGAGCCATTGTCGCCGGCGATGCTTCCGACACCGGTCGCGTCGGATTGCGGGAGCGGGCGTGTGAACAGGAGCTTGTCGAAGGGTGCATCCGAGCGGCCGACGCTCGCGCTTGCAGCGCGGATGGGGCTGTTGTCGATGCCGACGGCCTGCGATGCGAAAAACAATTCGTTTCCTCTCAGTCATGCGAAGCGGAAGAGCGGAGCCGTCCACGACGTCATGATTTCGCATCCGTCCCGAACTGGGAAGGGTTCCCGACTGAGTCCCCGATATGTGGCCCAGATGATGGGCTTTCCGCCGGACTGGACGGAATTACCTTTCCGGCATGGTGCCGCGAGTCGATCAAAGCCTACGGCAACGCCATAGTCCCGCAGGTGGCGCTGCGGATTTTCGAAACGATAAATGAATACAAACGATTATGAAAAACGATCAGGTAAAAATCACTTTTCAAGACGATAAGCAGAAGGCTGTCGTCCAGATCACCCAGAATGGGAATGAAGTCTCTGTCTCCACCAAATTCACGCCGGAACTCGATATGGCCGGCCCGACCGATACTCCTGCTTTGAATTGGACTGCCGTATTTCTGGAAGCCGTTAAGAAATTGGGAGAGTAATATGAAAAAGATTATGTTCAACGACCGCTACGGCTTGACGCAGGCGGTCATTGAGGGCCGAAAGACCATGACGAGACGAATCGAATTTAACTCCGATCTTCAACAGATGGTGACTGATTCCGATTCGTATTATTATGACGACGGATATCTCGTATTCGCCACTCAGGGTGTAGATATTCATCATGTGAAAACCCGCTACAAGATCGGTGAACTCATTGCCATTGCGGAAAGCTATTTCTATGTCAGAAATATTGTCGTCGGCCAAGAGTATGATGATAGGCTATGCAAAGCGTATAGAATAGAACATACAGATGATGTTGTTAAGCTTGCAGGGTGGAGCAACAAGGAGTTTGTCCGTGCAGACCTTATGCCGCACCGAATCCGCATCACCGGAATCAAGTGCGAACGGTTGCAGGATATTTCGGAGGAGGATTGCATGAAGGAGGGTATCTTAGGGGATGTAGAGTACGACAAATACGAAGTTTACGGCCTTTTTGGAAATAGCGATGATGGGTTTGACACTCCCCGCGAAGCCTTCGCTTCGCTGATCGACAAGGTGTCCGGACGGGGAACGTGGAAACGCAATCCGTGGGTCGTGGCTTATGAGTTCGAATTGGTGAAATAGCGAGATTCTCGCAAAATCTCGAAATAATTACAGATATGATGGATGCAATGAAATCGACAAAACGCCTTGAAATCCTCGAAGAATCGCTGAAAAAGAAACAGCAGATCTTCGATAACAGATTGCTAAACCATTTCAATTGTGTTAAACAATCTAACGGTCAACCATTGAATGATAAGCGCAACGGTCGGTCAACACTCGATAAATGGGATCGACAGAATGATTCACTCCGACGTTTACAGGCAGAAATCGAAAAAACGAAGAATGCAATCGAACGAGAACGAGGGAAAATATTTTCTGTCGAAGCGACGAAAGAGACGCTTCCGGCAGAGATACTCACGATGGTTGAATCTGGCACATTGATCCAATGGCGCAAATATCCGAATATCTTTTTTGTCCCCGGCGTCGATAAGGCCCGAATAATATGGGATGAGAGGAAACGGATTGTCGCCCATAAGTTCACAAATACATTGACCGATACAGAACAGCGAAAACGCTTTGCAGAGATTTATAATCGGTTGTTTGAAATTTTCAATAGGACAAAATAGCGAGGATATCATTGAATGAGTATCAAGAGCAGGCGATGACAACCTGCATGGAGCGTTGCAAGCATGACACCTACATGTTGTTCGGACTGATGACAGAAGTGGGTGAAATCACCGATAAGAACGCGGTGTGATCGACGGGAACGGTGATAACCGGTAAAACCAAATGTGAATATGAGAGAAATTAAATTCAGAGGCAAGCGCCTCGACAACAATACACAAACTGGCCCTGCTGATGGCTGGGTAACAGGGTTCTACTATCAAGGCCTTTGCGAAGGCGAGGTAAGGCATTTCATTGCATCGTACCCCTGCGTATGGGAGGTCGATCCCGCTACCGTCGGCCAATACACGGGGATGAAAGACAAGAACACGAGAAAGGTCTATGAGGGCGACGTCCTTACCGACAAATTTGAAAGCGTCGGAGTTGTCGAATGGCAAAACGGATGTTTCGTCGTGAACTTTGGGGACGTTGATGTTTTTCAAATCTCCGATTGCTTTGATGATTCATATCAGATGTGGGTCATCGGGAATATCCACGACAACCCCGAAATGCTGAAAGGAGGTGAATGATGAAAAGCCAAAAAGCAAAAGAGCTTATTGAAAAATATGCCGTTGGCAATAGCCGTGATGCAGCACCTTCCATGATGAAGGGCCGAGCGGTTGAGTGTGTCGAAATCGCCGAGCAGGAGGCCGAGGAACGGATGCGTGAGAAAGCGCATAAGATTGTCAAGGAAATGATGGGCGGCATTTTTCAAGGCGATATGCCCCAAAAGATAGCCGACGAATTTATCCAAAAACTGACCGAGGAATGAAAAGCAAAGAAGCAAAAGAATTTATCGACGGGTGTATGGATCATCTCACGGTGGAGATGACAGACCACGCCAAATGGCAGCTCCGGGCTGCAATGACCCGTGCGGCCGAACTCGCCGAGCAGGATACCGAGCAGCTGATGCGGCAAAAAGCGGTAGAGGCATTCAAGTCCTCCTGCGAATACAAGGACGGTTGTGGCGGGATCGGCAGGGATTGCCACCCTGTACTGTGTGAAGATTTGAGATCATTTATCCAAAAACTAAACGAGATATGAAACTGACGAAAAGCGAAGAGTGGATAATATCCTACCTGAAAGGTAAAGATTATGTGTCGCCGTCGGTGATAGGGACTGAACACGCTCGAACTTTCGGGTTTTCCGGAGCACACCATAGTTGTTGGGCTTCCCCTATCTGTTTAAGGCTGGTAGAAAAAGGACTTTTACTTCGGAATAAAAAAGGTCGCTATAAACTGAACGAAATATGAAAACGATTAAAGAACGGGCAAAAGAAGCCGTAATCGACCCCCTTGATCCTGACGAAATGCTTCCGGTCAGATTGGGATATCTATCTATGCTGGAAAGACGTGGATTTGTTGCAGGTGCTATGAGTGAACGGAACGAACTGCTCCGCTGGCGCAATCCGAAGGATTCACCCGAGCGTGGCAAGGACGTGTTATTGAAAATACAACTTGTTGGGAATGACGAAACTATGTATTCCGTTGGATATTGGTATGACTCTTATTTCAGTAATACGCTCGGACATCACGGTGTCGTTATCGGCTGGCGACCGATTTACGAAAACGAATAGAACGATGGACATCTTGACTCCACATGACGGCGTGACGAACGATAAGATAGCCAAAGCGCAGATCGAGGCCGTCGAACGAAAGCAGAACGAATACAAACTGATCGGGCAACTGGTTCGGGTGCCCGGTCATACCCTCTATAAATTCAATACGGTTACGCGGACAGCGTCGAGAGCGGAAGTGGAGGTGTCGGCCGATTCGTGGCTGAATCCTGAGAACATGAAGGTCGAGAGCGACCGCAAATCGCGTGTCAAGGTCGAAAAGGACTGTTACTATGAGCAGGCATTGAACATAAAGAACTTCATCAAGCGTCTGCGCCGGCGGGGTATCGTCGGAATGGACGAGGAGGTGAAACTCGAAAGGTAGAGGAAATGATAAAATACAGACGAACAGATAAAATAGGCGGGGATGAGACCGCGCCTTATGATGTAATATTCGATCGAGAATATACCGTTAGGGAATTAATCGAGTACATATTGACTCGTAATGAGTGGGGAAATATCCGGTTTATAGGCGGGTCGAGTTATGGCTATCGTCAAGATCAGCTTTTATATCCGATTCCAGATAGATATATGGAAACGTGCGTCGCGTCTGTTAAAGCTGCTGGCGGTTGGTCAAATATGGATTATTTGATAGAGATGGAAAAATAGAAAAAGAGGCGATCCCGAAAGATCACCCCTCACCCAAGAACAAAGGTAGTAATTAATTCGGGATTTGCAATGAACCATTTTATCTCAATTCAGGCCGCAGCCGATGAGTACGGCATTTCGACACGTTGGATATGGAAATCGATTCGAGTGGATCGGACACTCGGCACAGTCGTCCGCAACGGGCGGATCTATCTGCGCCGCATCGAGTGGGAGGCATTTGTCGAACGGCATCCCCGACTGATCGAAGAGTGGCATGATTTACATGCACACCTACAATACCGCTATATCGGGCAATGAAAAAGAGCGAAAAGTTGAAAGAATCGTCTCCCCGATAGGCGATCTTTGCATATATGGGCAAGCTCACGATCAAACAGGAAAAGTTTTGCAATAAGTACCTCGAATGCGGTAATGCGTCCGAGGCATATCGCTATGCTTACAGATGTTCGAACATGAGCGATAACACGGTATGGAATAATGCCTATCTGCTATTACAAAACAGTGAGGTTGCAGCGAGGATCGAATATCTGAAAACTCACCTTGCCGAGGCTGCGGGCATCTCGGCCTTGCAGATCATCCGCGAGCACCAGAAGATCGCCTTTTCGGATGCGACCCGCATTCGTAACGGCTGGATGTCGCTTAAAGAGTTCGAGTCGCTTACGGACGACGAGAAGGCATGTATAAAGTCGATCAATACCAAACAGGTCAAACGGATCGCTTCGAATGGCGATGAGATTGTCGAGGAGTTCGTGAAGATCGAGTGCTACGACAAGCAGAAGAGTCTCGACAGCATCATGAACATGTTGGGTTACGCAGCGCCGAAGGAGGTGAAACTATCCGGAAAGATAGAAAATCCTGCCGTCGCTCCCGTCGTCATTCAAATAGACGCGGAGGATGCGTTGTCGATCGAAAAAACACCGCCTGCCGATGCATCGTCTGCCTGACATCCGCACCTATCGGGGGAAAGTGTATCGTTACCTCATGTATCGGTACATGCAGTACAGGGAACGGGATGCGGTGTTGAAGATTTTTAATGAAGGGTCGAGCCGTTCGGGGAAGACCTACGATGCCTTCGATTTTCTGTACGACATCTGTACGCTCGCACTATCCCCGCTCAATATCTTCGTATATCGAAATACGTTGCAGGCCTGCAAGGAGATCACCCTTGCCGATTTCCGCAAGAAACTGACCCTGCGCGGCGTCTACGATCCCGATGCGATGCGCAGCGAGAATCAACATCCCGACTACTATATCAACAACTCCGTGATCCATTTCCGCGGATTGGACAGAATGGATAGCCGTGAAGGATACGATTGCGACATCATCTACATCAACGAGATGCTGGACGACATCTCGAAGCAGCAGTACAAAAATATCACGATGCGCTGCACGACGATGGTCATCGGCGACTGGAATCCCAAATATACCGAACATTGGGCCTTCGAACTGGAAGGGCAGCCGCACACCTATTTTACGCACACGACATACAAAGACAATCCGTTCTGCCCGCCTGGGGTCATACGAGAGATCGAATCCTATGAACCTACACCGGCGAATATTGCTGCGGGCACGGCCGACGAGTGGCGATGGAAAGTCTATGGATTGGGAATCCGTGCGGCGAAAGAGGGCCTTGTCTATCCGAATATCGACTGGATCGATGAATTTCCGTCCGACCTGGAAAGGGTCGTGTTCGGCCTCGACTTCGGATTTACGAACGATCCTACGGCGCTCGTCCGTCTGGGGCTTCGGGGGCTTGATCTATACATGAAGGAAGAGTTTTATGCACCCTGCTCCGATCCGGCCTTGCTCTATGATGCGATAGAGGGGACAGTCGGGCGGATGCCCATATTCGCCGACTCGGCGGACAAATACGCTAAAAATCCCGAATCGATGGTCGACGGCCTGCTGCTGCGCGGGCTCAGCGTGGTGAAGGCGAAGAAATATGCCGGTTCCGTAACGGACGGAATTCACATGGTCAAATCGTTCCGCCTCCATATCGTCCGCAGCCGTAATTTCCAAACCGAGGCCAATTCCTATGTGTGGGATTCGGTGAACGGCATTACGATCAACCAGCCGATCGACAAATTCAATCACTTGTGGGATGCGGCCCGATACGCTGTAATGGAGTATCTCTATTGGGTCTGCAACCGCCGAAAATGAAAAAACAGCGAAAAGTTCGGAGAACCCTCTTTTATCGCCCTTACATTTGCTTCAAAGGCTATGTGCAATGAGATTCAGCTTGAAGTGGCGAAGTAAGAGTCAGGACTTGACGACGAAATCGGAGTGCGGAACTCCGACAGCGGAGGAACAGCGGTTCGTCTCTGTGCGCGATTTTCTCTCGGCAATGGGATTGGGCAGCGGTAGTACGATCGACTGCGACACCGTTGCCGGACAGACTATCGCTTACGCTCGGTGCAGCGCGTTGTTTTCGGTCGTGACCAAGAAATCCGCGGCAATTCGCAACGCCCGCTGGTGGGCTGTCGATCCGTCGGACGACGCTCGCCAGGTCGCAGGTCGCACGGAGGAACTGAACAGGTGGAAGCATCCGAATGACTTTCAAACGATCGAAGATTTCACGGCGATGATCGAAGCCTTCAAGGATATTTACGGAAAAGCCTATATTCTTCGCTGGGAGCCGGTCGGTGTGCCCACGGCCTACGAACTCTACGTGATTCCGAATCCGCTTGTTCAGGAGGTGACGACCTCCGAATTCACCGGTTTCCGGCCCGATCCGCAGATCGATTATTATATGGTTTCGATCAACGATTATCAAATTCGTGTCGATCGGGATCAAATGTTCGTCGTGCGGGATTCGGCCTATAATCCGAATATCTTCGGAGCATCGCAGTCGCGTCTGTCAGCCTTGCAGAACGCCGTCAATCCTTTCGTGTCGTCATTCGAGGCGCAGAACGAACTCATCATCAACAGAGGGGCATTGGGTATCATCTCGTTGAATAGCGAGGATTTCCGGACATCCGTGTTGCCGGAGAACAAGGAGGATCGGGAGCAGGCACAAGCGGCCCTGCGGCGATACGGCGTGATGAAGGGCCAATATAAGTACATCGTGACCGGATTGAAGGCTGCTTTCGTGCAGATTTCGGCCAACATGAAGGACATGAATCTCACGGAGGTGCAGCGCAATGCCAAGAAGGAGATCGCCGATGCCTATCAAGTGCCGTATGTACTGATCGACACCGAAGGTACGACCTATGCGAATCTTACGGCGGCCGAGGTCAAATTGTACAACGATGCGATCAAACCGGATGCAGAGCGAATATCGGAGGTATTGAACGCGGCGCACGGGTTCGATGGATTCCGCATCGTTCCCTATTTCGATCACCTGTCGATCTTCCAGGAAGCGAAGCGGCTGTATGCCGACTCGCTGACGGCGGCCGTGACGGCTGCCAGCAACGCGATCGCCTCCGGTCTCATTACCGAGCAACAGGGGAAAAACATCATTGCAAACATTCTGGAATAATGGACAAACTACTGTATAAAAAAGTCATGAGCCGCGGCGGGGCTTTCAAGCAAGCGCCGATATTGAAGGCCGATGTCGTGGACGAGGAGAAACACATCATTCTCGTGAAGTTCTGTTCGTTCGGAACGGTCGATTCGGACGGCGACATGCTGATGAAGGGTTGCATCAGCAAGAGTATTCAGGAGCGCGGGCCGGCGTCTGCGACGAACCGGAAGATACAATTCCTGTGGCAGCACGAGACGAAGAACCCGATCGGCCGTATCCTGTCGATCGAGGAGAAGGACGACGGCGGATACGCCACGGTGCAGCTCTCGGATTTCGATGCCGTGCCGGACGCTCGCCGCGCATGGGTGCAGATGCACGAAGGGGTGCTCAACCAGTTCTCGATCGGCTATCGGTATGTATGGGACAAATGCGATTACGATCCCGATCTCGACTGCCTGATCGTGAAGGAGATTATTCTGCACGAGATTTCGGTCGTCACCTTCGGCGCCAACGAGCACACGGAGTATATCGGCGACATGAAAGCCTTGGACGACATGGAACGATATGTCAAGGCATTACGGGAGACCGCGCCCGATGAATACGAAAAAGTACACAGCAGAATACTGTCGATGTTCAAAGCCGAGCCGGCCCGCGCGCCACTCACTTCACGCAGTTCGGTATTCGAAAAATTAGGTCAAATCAAAAACTGAAAAACATGGCATTCAAATTCAAGAAATTCGAACTGCCCGACAGCGGGGAGTTCTCGGATGTGGATCGCAAGGGCATGGAATTGCTCGGCAAGCACATCAACGACCAGCTCGAAATGCTGGCCGAGGGGATCAAATCGGAGGAAGAGATCGTCGAGTCGGTAAAATCGTCGCTCGGGAAACTGGGCGTGTCGGCCGAGAAGATCGAGGAGATCGAGAAGGCTCTCAAGGAGCAGGGGAGCGAGATCCGCCGTTCGATGAGCGGTAGCGCCGGAAAGGGCCGCACGATCCGCGAGCAGATCAAGGCGTTCCTTTCGGGCGACGAGGCGAAACGCGCTTTCGCGGAGAAACGCAATACGGCGCTCGAACTGGAGATCAAAGCGGCTGCTACGACGATCACCGTGGCGGCCAATACCGCGGCGGTTGCAGCGCTCAACACCGAAGTAGACCGCACGATCCATTACGCGCCGAGCGAAGACACGCGCGTCGTAGAACGGTTGTTCAAGGGAGCTACCAACTCGCCCAATATCACTTGGGTGGATCGCGAGCCCGGCAACGGCGCTCCTGCATTCATCGCCGAGGGGGGCTTGAAGCCCGCTATGGACTGGTCGTATGTCCCTGAGACGTCGACGGCGAAGAAAGTGGCCGTATCGGCCAAAATCTCTTACGAGATGCGCGACGATTTCGACTATATGCAGTCGGAGATCGACAACATGCTGCGCACGTCGCTCGTTCAGGAACGCACGAAACAGCTGCTCACCGGTGACGGCACGGGCGTGAATCTCAAAGGCATCTTTACGGCTGCTGCTACCTATGCGACCACCGCGCTCGACGGGACGGTCGAAATGGCGAACAAGGCCGATGCGATCCGCGCAGCGATCCTCCAGATGCGGAACCTGAACTTCTATCCCGATGTGGTGATGCTCAATCCTTCGGATCGGGCCTCCATCGACCTGACGAAGGATTCGACGGGTCACTACATCTCGGACGAGCTGTTCCGGCTCATCCGCGGGGTGGAGATCGTGGAATCGACTTACGTCAAGGCCGGCGATTTCCTCGTTGCCGATACGAGCAAATGGAACGTTCGCCCGTACAAAGGCATTCGCATCGAATTCGGGTGGGTCGACGACGACTTCCAGAAGAATCTCTTCACGGTCATCTGCGAGGAGCGCTTGCACTCGTACTTCGCATCGGTCGATCAGGGGGCGTTCGTCAAAGGCACGTTCGCGACCATTATCGCCGCCTTGCAGAAACCGGCTGCCGAGCCTTCGAAGGTGGCAGCCTAAGTCAAACACGTTAAACGAACAAGAATATGGCAACGAAAGAAGAAAAGACCAATGTGGACTTCAACGATCGCGTGACGGTCTACGGAACCGGCGGCCCCGGCAATACGCTGGAGAAGGGCAAAGCCTATGAGGTGCATCCCGTACATGCCAAGACGCTCATCAAGTTGGGCCGCGCCACCGAGAAACGGTGAAGTAATTTCAGGACGCAGGGGTTTGATCGCCCCTGCGCCCGCTAAATACATTTTCCATGATTATCGACAATACCTATTTCGAAAAGGATCCGATCTACATCTCCGGCATCGCCAATCGGAAGGACGACAAGCCGACGGCGCTCGCTCAGGCACTCATCGATTCGGCGAACTCCTACATCGCCATTTACGAGCCGAGATTCCTCCGCAATCTGTTGGGTGAGGCACTGGCAGAGACGGCGGAGGAGAATCCGCAGATCGTTGCGCTGCTCAGAAACGAAGCGGTCAAGACCTCGCCCATTGCGAACTATGTCTATTTCTACTGGCTGCGCACGCATACTACGGTCGGCACACCGGCCGGCGAGAAGGTGCAGCGTGGGGAATATTCGGACGAAGCGAGTCCGCGCATCCGTGCCATAGAGGTTTGGAACGATATGGTGCGCCAATGCTGCGTCCTGCGGCCGAAGCTCGTCGAACTGGGGGCCGTGCCGGACTATTGTTCGGCAATTTTCGAACCCGCAAACTTATTCGGATTATGATCGTCAAATCGACCGACACCGTTCGGGACATCATCATCGGCAGGGCGGCATTGTTCAACCTCGAAAGCCGTAGGTTTGCAGAAGAGATCAGGAGACGGGCGGAACCGGAATGCTGCGTACTGCATCGGCGGTGGCTGCCGGACAGGCGTATTGCGGCCCGCGATCCGAAACACATGACGATGCGCGATCTGGCGGTGCTGAACGCGACGAACCGCTCCACCGATTACTTCGTCAACGTGTTGTCGCAAATGCTCGGCATCCCGAAAGAGAAGGTCGCGGATTTGCGGTTCATCCGTGCGTACCGCTACTTTCTGCACTGCATGGACACGCTCGCGGCCATCTCGAAGAGATTCGCCGATCTGAAAATCGAACCGACCGACGAGGAGCGGCAGGCGCAGATCGACCGCCCCGACCGAGGCATCGCCGCCGTGGTGCGCAAGTACGTGCAGATCATGAACGGCGCCGTATCGCCCGCGTCGGTCTACGGCATGGAGTGGAGCGTCGTCTACGAAGCCTTCGAGTCGACGACGAACGACGTGATCGAGCAGCGCAATCTCAGCAGGATACAAACCTCTAAAATCAAAAGAAGATGACCGACAACAAGGAATACGAGTACAGGGTCGTCGGGCAGACGCCGCCGGCCCGCCGTATCGTGGGAGTGAAGATAAACTCGCTGAACGACCATATCGACAAGGCCGCCGGGGCGTGCGGCTTCGGTTCGTATATCTATGCCCGCCTTAAAGAGACGAACTACATCCTGGGAACGATCACGGAGTATCCGGTCGTCGTGCGGCAATTCTTCGAGACGATCACGCCGACGGATCTCGATGGCGTCTACAAGCGCGCCTCGAAGTTCCTCTTCTGCGGCGACCTCGGCGAAGCGGAACCCGATACCGCGACGCAGGTCATGCCGATCGTCGAGGAGATGATCGACCACTCGGCGGAGTTTTTCGAGGCATTGCGGGATCGAGGAGTCGAGGTGCAGGTCACGAAGATCACCCCGTTCGCCGCCCGATTCGATCAGCTGGTCTGCGGAGTCGAATGCGAGGCGACGATGACCTATTCGACCTGCAACAATGGATAGGATCGACAAGATACTGCGCTATTTCGATCCGCAGCGATTCATCGAGGTGTGCGAAGCGCGGTTCGATACGCTGCGCACGCAGGTCGTGGCGAATCTGCAAACGAAGACGGGCAGCAGCGGAAAGCGGGTCAACAGCCTCGGCGTGCCGGAGTGGGCCACGGGTGCTACGGCGGCATCGCTCCAAACGCAGGTCGAACAGAACGACGACGGTTTCGAAGCGGCGTTCGTCGGCCGGCAGGGGATCGCCGGCGTCGACGAGGGACGTTCTGCGGGCGATGTGCAGGCGCAATACGCCTCCTTCGATGCTTTTCTCCTTGCGATCGAACGATGGGCGCAGGCCAAAGAGGGGCTCTACGGCATCGAGGAGATCGACGCCTACGCCGTGGCGGCGAACGTATGGAGCAAGGGCACGGTGCTCTACCGCGAGGGCGGCGGTACGGAGATTCTGTTCGACCTGTTGCAGCCGGCCGTGGACGACATCGACCGGCAACTCTCCGAGCAGCTCGACCGCAGCGTGTTTACGATGTTGAATGAAACAATCAGTGATTATGCCTAAATATAGATTAACAACCGCCATTTCGCTGGCGAGAAACTACAATACGGTCGGAGTCAGCGAAGCGCCGACATACAATGCGGCCGTTGTCAAAGTCGGCGGCTATACGTTGGTGCGTTCGATCATCAACGGTTCGGCCGTATTCCCGATGGACGATCTGTTCGAAATCATCGCACAGGACGGGAATGCGCAAACGACGATCAGCCTCGAAGTAGACGGGCAGGCGATCGCCTCGTCGCCGCTCTATCTGCTCAAAGGGGCGTCGGCGCGCGCGATGACGAACAATGCGCAGGCCGATACCCCGATCAGCTGGCCCCAGCCGTCGAAGATCGTGGTCTTTCCGGCGTTCGATTACAGCGAGCAGATTCTCGTCAACTCCTATACGGGCGCCATGCAGGACTTCGCTTTCACCGATGCCGACAGCGGCCGGCGGGAGGTCTATTCGCGTGTCGATCCCGTGTTCTCCCTTCCGATGACCTTCTTCCGCGAATTCGGAGGCGGCGAGCGGCAGTTGATCGTCTCGACGGGCGGCACGACCGGCGCCGTGAAGAGCGCGCGTCTGACGGTCGTGGTGAATCCTTGCGACAGCGGATCGTTCGTGCGCTGGCGCGATGCAACGGGATTGATGCGTTACTTTCTCTGGCATCCGACCGAGCGCGTCGACGACGTATCCGAAGACGAGACCTTCGAAACGCTCTCCGAGAAACTGACACCCGAACGCCACCGCACGATCACGGCGACCACGACCCATACGCTCCATAGCGGACTGGTCGACCGCGAACTGTTCGACCTGTGCGCATCGATTCTCTCCGGACGTGAGGTGCAGCTGTACGACGCCCGGCGGAAGGTGTGGATCGACGCCTATGTCGAAGACGGCGACATCTCGCGGACGAATGCCTGCATGCAGGACTGCGTGGTAGAACTTTCGATAAAGCACTTGACGCTATGACGAAGGAGCTCTACATAAACGGTCAGTTGTGCGATCTGGAAGATACGCCGTCGCTGATCTTCCAGTCGCCGGTCTTCAACGATCTCGACGCGATCCAGAGCAACCGCAGCGCGGAGATCAATCTGCCGCTGACGCCCCGCAACCGCAAGGCCTTCGGTCTGATCGACCGCATCGACATCTTGGACGATTCGGCGGTATACGGGAAGCATTCGGCAGCGTACTACCTCGGCGGCTTTCCGGTCTTCACGCGGGGGTATGCGATGGTTACGGACGTAACCGACACGATCAACATCACACTCGTGTGGGGCAACATCGACAACTTCCAGCCGTTGTTCGACGCTTCGCTGCGCGATCTGCGCGAGCAGATCATCGAGGTGGCAGGAGCGGATTATGTCGAGTGGAATGAAGATACAAGCTATTTACTTAGGAATAGCCCGGTTTCTCCGTATACCGGTTTTATCGCAGTTGATTTCGGCGCATCGCTTATCGAATATGCAAAAGACTCTTCCGGTAACTGGTACATACCCGGAGAAAGCCGCCAATACTGGAAATATACGCATCCGTCTATCTACGTGGAAGCCGTATTAAACGCAATAGAACGGTACCACGGAATTATAATAGAAGGCAAAACTGCACTAAGTCGAATAGACGGTCATGATTTGTTAATTCCGCTCGTGTCGAAAAACTCAGGGCCGGATAGCTGGTACTCGGATCGGTTCGAGGCAAGTTCCGCCTATTTTACGAATAGCGATAATGGATATTATCCGCTGTTTTATCAAAAGGATAATACGGTATGGGATAAGAGAGGGATTGTTGTCGAAGATGTAATAAATAAGGGCTTGCCTTCGGAGGTGAAAGAATATAAAGAGTTCTATATTGCCAATACAAAAGTAGTAGACGTGTCGATACTTAGTTATGACGGGAGGCCTATTGTTTTTAACGGACATCGACAGGATGCGACGAAACCGGTCGAATTGCGTCTTGCCGGCCGCAAAACAGATGGCACAGAGCAGGTGTTGCTGTCAGTTTATGATTCGGGAAGCGGAATAGGTAACGGAGTTGTTTTCGCCTTGTCGGATATATTCAACAAGGAAGAAGTCGACGTCGAGGAATACAATGTGATCTGGTGGAGTTTGGAAAATTTCGTTACGAACGGTGGCGATCAAACTCTCGTTTCGGCCCGGTTCATCATTACGCCCCATTTCGACGATATATCGTTTCCCTCTCCGTTTCCGATTGCCGAGAACCTGCCGGATATGACGCACGCGGAGTTCCTGTCGGCATTGATGACAATGGCCGGACTTTTCGCCTATCCGGACAGTTCGGATAGCAATACGATCCGCATGATGTCGCCCGATCAGTTCTATAATTCGACGGAGACGATCGACTACGATTACCGCATCGTCGGCTCGGGAGACAACCGGACGCCGAACACGCAGACCGACAGACGAATCGTCGACAGTCATCTCGACGCAACGATTCAGGATTGGAGCCGCAAAGTGATTCTGAACGATCGGGGCGAAATCTGGCGGCCGGAGGGGACGGAGTTCACGATGGGGGATTATGCCCAGACCAACACGCTCGACTACGACAACGACGAGGACGCCGAGATGTTGAACACGCAGGGTATCATCTCCATCGACAACGAGAACATCGAGCTGGAGAACGAATTGGTATCATTGAATTTCTCGGCTTCGGCCAATCGTTTCATCAACAATACGGACAGCATCCACGACAAGACGACATTTGCCGTAGTTCCATGCTACGATGTCAAAAAGGATAAAGACGGAAATACCACCGATGTAACCTATAACGAGCCTTCACCTCGGATTCTCGCCTTGAATATAACTACATCCGACGGTTTGGCGTATTTCGAATACGGATACTTCCCCCGCACGATGTATTTCGGCGGGTCGGAGGGTATCGTGGCGAAACGGTATGCAGACTACCAGCGGATCCTGAAAAAGTTCCGCATGATTACGGTCTACGTCAAACTGACCGTGGCCGACATCTGCAATCTCGACTATACGCGGCGGGTTTACCTCGATGTGTACGGATGCTATTTCGCCATCTACTCCGTCACGACCGGTGAGGACGGTATATGCGAGTGTAAATTGATTAAACTGTAAAATTATGGCTACACAAGATTCGATCGATAAGATTATTAATATTCGCTTCAATTATAAGGAACTCGTTCAGGGTTGGGTAAAAGCCAACGAAGCTATTGAAGACAATAAGAAGATTTTGGCCGACCTCAAAAAAGAGTACGAGACCGGCCAAATTTCGCTGTCCGATTATAAAAAGGCACAATTAGAATTGAAGTCTACCACAAAAGCCTTGACGGATGAACAAAGACAGTATGAAAAAGAGATTCAAAATAACATTAAGGTCGAAAAAGAGCTTGACGGGTCTTTGAATCAACTACGCGCGAATCTGAACGGCCTTATTGCGCAGTATGGAAGGTTATCGGCCGCCGAACGCGAAAGCGCCAGCGGGAAAGCGTTAGCAGATCATATCAAAGCGCAGCGCGACGCCGTTAAAGAGGCGGAGGCCGCAATCGGCGATTATCGTTCGAATGTCGGCAATTATGAGAATGCCATTCAGAACACGCTTCCTGTTGGGAACAATTTCTTGCTGCAACTTGCGCAAACGGCTCAAAATGCGGGAGGCGTTACGAATGTCATTAAGGGTGCAGCAGGTGCCATTGGGTCTCTTGTTAAACAGATGGCGGCATTCATTGCTACGCCTATCGGAGCTGCTATTGCTGCTATCTACGCCAGCTATCAGGCGCTATCGTTTTCCATTCGGGAAGTAAATGCCCGTATTCAGGAGAACGAGGAACTATTCTACAAAAATCAGCGAGCAATGTCGGCCGCAGATGCGTGGAATGCAGCCTACACTAATTCGGTCGATAGAATGGGTGAAGTGATGGTAGAGACGACATCGAAATTCAAAACGTTTTGGACGCAGTTAAAAATCCTTGCGAAAAATGTAATGCGCTCGGGGTTTACAGGTGGTTTTATTAGCTTCTTGGGGCAAGGTGTTGAAGCTAATGAATTACAAAAAACATTCGACGAGTTAGCCGCTAAACAGGAAGAACGAAACACCAAATACAGGGAAGGCGTCGTAAGGATTGCAGAACTCGAAGCGGAAATAGCGGATGCGCGACTGAAATCGAACGATAAATTGAAAAACTCGGATGCGGAACGTGCAAAATATGCACAGGAAGCAATAGACAAGACGCGGGAAATGTTCAGAATCAAAAAGGACATCGCCCAGTTGGATTTCGAGATCGCGAAATTAAGTGCCGAACCGACTAAGAATTCAGTTGAGACAAACGACAAACTTGCAGAAATGGAAGCGGGGTTAAAACGTCTAGATGCTCAGGAAAATTCCGCTCTGCGGGAATTGCAAGAACGTCTGAATGAAACCGATGCAAAAGCAACCCAAACCGCCAAAACCCGCGCCAAAGCCATCAAGGAAGCGAAAGATGCGGCCCTCAAAGCGGAGAAGGATTATTTCCAACTCGTCCAGCAGATGCGTACCAAGACGAAAGAGAGCGAGTTAAAAAGCATTTCTGAGCAAAACTCGGTTGCGAAAAAATCGGCAGAAAAGCGAATCAGCGAGATCGACATCCTGCTGAAAACCGCCGAAGGAGAGCAGGCGGCGTGGCTCCTTCAAGAGAAAGAGACGCTGAACAAACGGATATTGGCTCTGGACGAAAAGTATCAGAAAGACCGAATATCCGTCGAGGAAAAATACAGCGAGGAGGCGTTGCGCAAGGAGTTGGCGCGTGAGGAAGCGCGCATCAGGGCCCGCCTCGGTATGGATGCCCAGATGGACGCCCTGGCTCGTGCGCAAGTCAAGAACGAGAACTATTCCGACCTGAAAAGCGAGGATAATGGGAAACGTCTCTCCGCCCAGCGGGCGATCGCGCAGGAGGAGCTTCGCATCGCTATGGATAAATACCAGGCATTGCTGAGTATGGACGAAGCAACGAAAGAATCTCTGTATGATTCGGATGTTGCATACCAGACGGCCGTTCTCAATGGTGAAATGGCGGTTCAGGATGCGAAATTGGAGACGGCAAGAATTACCAAAGAGCAGGCCGAATATCAGCTAAACACCACATTGACGGCGATGTCGACGATCAGCGGTGCGGCAGCCAATCTGTTCAATACGCTGGCCGAAGATAATGCGGAGTTTGCCGAGTTCGCAAAACTGTTGGCGCTGTTCAATATCGGTGTCAATACGGCGTTGGCGATCTCCGAAGCGATTGCAGGCAATGCCGCGCGGCCGATCAAAATGGCGGCTGCGATTGCGGCTGTCCTTTCCGCTATTGCGCAGGCGTACCAAGTTTTGAATCAAGCCGAGAAACCGGTTACGCCGAAATTTGCCCGCGGCGGTCTTGTGACCGGCCCCGGTACGGGTACGAGCGACAGCATCCCTGCGCGGCTGTCCAACGGCGAGGCCGTGATGACGGCCCGTGCGGTCGTGGATTGGGGGCCGGTGCTCTCGATGATGAACGTGTCGAGCGGCGGCAACGCCATTCCGACGCGGCATCTTCCGGAGAAGAGTTCGGGGATGCGTCAGATGGAACAGATGTTCGAGCGCGTGATGCGCCGGCTTCCGAACCCTGTCGTGACGGTCAGGGATATAAACAACGGTCAGCGGCGGGTCAAGGTGCAGGATGAGACGGCGCGCTACGCCGGACGCAAAAGGTAAAAAACAGCGAAAAGTTCGGAGGAACCCTTCCTGCGTATCCTATATTTGCTTCAAACACGAATTAACCCTTTTATAATAAATAAAAAAAACAATGGCAGAATGTATCAATGATCTGGCAGGCGATATCCTGCAAGATTGCAACACGGTCTATGGGGTGGGCGTCGAGAAGATTGCCTATCTTATCAAAAAGTCCGATCTGGACGAATCGGCGACGACCTACACCAAACCGAAGATCACCAAGATCGCACTCAAATCCGGCAAGAGGGCCTATCGGTTCTCGATTCCCTCCAAAACGCCCTACAACGGACTGATCTACGAGGATCAGAACGCCGAAATAGGCATCGCCATCAACAAGACGCTGCCGCTGCGTATGCTGGCCGACAGCCCCGCGAACTCGCAGAACATCGAGGCGTTCAAGAACGAGGACTGGGTCGCTGTCTACGAGAACAAGGCGAAGGGTGCGGACGGCAGCCAGGCGTTCTGTGTGATCGGCTACGAACAGGGCGCATCGATGCAGAACGCGACGCTCGACAAGTACGGCGACGGCTACAACGGAGGTTGGGGCGGCGACCTGATCGAGCAGAACGCACCGACGCCGCAGATCTTCTTCGACGCCGGCGGTATCGACGCTTCTCGCGCCGCGCTGGAAGCATTGTGTACTCCGGCCGAGTAGGGGGTATGCAACCGTTGGACTGGTACATGGAGAGGTGCGCATCGGGCACCTCTCTGTGCATGGAAGAGAAGAAGCGGATCGAATCGGATTATCGGGAAGTGTTCGGGCGTCCGATGCTTTCCGATTTCAGCGGCCGGTGTCCCAACCGGTTCCGTGATGCGGCCGCGATGATCGCCTCCTATTTGCGGAAGGAGCAGAAAGGCGCAAACGGCGGTTACATGCTCAAATCCGGCATCGTGATCCGCTATCGCGGAAAACTCTACACACACTTGAATCTGACGGCCGCAGCGGCTCGGCATCATCTCAGACAACATCCGTCCAACGTACACGATTTCCTGCGTCTGGGCGATCTACCCAAAACCGAATGACACTATGGCAAATTATAAGATCAAAGACTTACAGCAAGCTCAGACCCTGAACGGTGCGGTTGCGTTGGAGATTCAGGACGGGGATAGCATGTCCACCTTCGCCACGCTCGACCAGATCGCCGAGTTTCTGGGGAACACAACCCCTGTGGTGTTGTTGACCAAAGCCGGCCCCATAGACGACAGCTATCTGCCCGATATGTCTGCCTCTGAAATCGCGGCAGCATACGATCGGATCGTTGCGGATCCGATTCACACGGTACCTGTTGTCAGGATTCCCGATAACGGAGGACAATACCTCGTACCGTCAGGATATGGAGTGCATGCCGATACGAAGGCCGTCATCGGATATTATGCATCGCAGACATACGTGCTCCCGTCCAGTCTTACGTTGACATCGGAAACATTTACCTTATCGAGACTGCCGTATACGACATCATCGATGGAGTGGGCCGATCTGCTCAACAACACGGCCCTTCCCTCCGGTTATCTCGGCATCGATAGCGACAGTACGAGCGAAGAGATCAGTGCGGCCGTCGGGGGTGTAGACGCATTCAGCAAGTTATGCTCGAAGTTGCTCAGGCGAAACTGTATCGTCGTTGTGTCGACCGATCCCGCTGCGGCGAACAGGAGTGCATCTATTCCTGTGATAGTAGATGTAAATAGGAGTGTTGGTCTGCCACTGAAAATAACACTCGAAATCGAATATATATCTTCGGGGGAATACATTGCATTGACCATTACAGAGTCAGGAGGCACCTTTTCGGCGATGCGTACCTCTGTGTCCGTATCGGATATTCCCGATGCACTCGCCGGAAAAGCCGACCTCGACCCCGCGACGGGCTTCGTCAAATCGTCGCAGATAGCCCCTTTGCAGGGGCGTCAGACGGGCGTCAAAACGGGCAACGGAGGCTTCGTGTCGACTGATCCTGCCTTGTGCCTCTCCACCGCCAAGACACTCGTCGTAACCTTCAAATGCGACGGAACGCCGAACTCGTTCCTCTATTTCGACCACGGCGGTTCCAACGCGAACCTCGGAGTATCCATATTCATTGCATCGAACCGTCTGTACTGCAACATCGGCCCCAAGACCCTCGTGTCGTTCAATCCCGAATCGGGGAAATTGTATCAGGTCGTAGTCTCATTCGACAAAAACGGAACCTCTGCGGGATATATGAATTCGGTAAAGGATCGGGAGACCACCGACTATTCCACGATCACCGACCCCACGCATTTCTGTTTGGGGGCACTATCGGACGGCAGCGGGTCTTTCTCCGGAGTCATCCTCGGCGCACGTCTTTTCAACTACGCCCTTACGGCCTCGGAGGTCGTCACGCTGTGGAACGGCGGACAGCCCGAACGGTACATGCTGCCTCTGTCGGGTGAGATGCGCACCGGACTTGTCGCCGAATACATCGCCGCAGGTTTGTTGGCAGACAAGTGGCGCGACACGTCGGGCGCGGGCCTCGATCTGCCGTATGTTCCGACCGCAACGGGCGGCACGGCAGAACTGTCGTATCAAAGTGTCCCGAATCAAGGCGAAATAGTCATAGACAGCGGTATATTCTTTACCGATATTGCCGAAGGAACAGCCAATAAACGGATCGACGTACCGAGAGGATATGTGGCTCTGGCCGTGGCCGTTTATAATTACAATGCGTCTGCATTGACAAATGTCATCGTGCAAAACTGGACGGATGAACGGGCGTTCATATACGGCGCGACGGTCTATAACGCACGAGCCGTATATTCAGTCTCCGCCGCCGGTAACAAATCCGTATATAATGGGACAGGTATCACGATAGACCCTACTGTCCAATATCTTAAAGTTATGGCGACAGGAAATACGACGTCCGGAGGTATGCGAGTAAGAGTAATATGTAAATATTTAGGGGTATGAGAAAGAAGATCGATTTCCCGCCTTATAGCGAGGCGGAAGCGATGCAAATCGTGGAGGACGGCAGCATCCTGTGCAACCTGTATGGGGAAAAGATTACCGATGAACGGGGATTGGAAAAATGGAACTACACAGATTCCGGCATTCTGTTTCCGCCCGATTCGGAAATTCTGTCGCTGACAGACGACGAACGCCGGCAGATAGAAGAGGAGTACAACCCGAAACGAACTGACCCTCGCCGCGCTCGAAGCCGAGCGGGTGGCGCAGCACGAAGAGGTGGAATCACTGCATGTACACGACGCCTAACCTTTGAAATCGCTATGGAATATCTCCCCGCAATCATCAGTGCCCTCGGGACTATTATCGCTGCGTGGTTCGCCTATAACCAATACAGCAAAAACAAGCTGACCGACCTGAAAATCGAGAAGTTCAAAAAGGACGAAGAGACGAAAAGCATCCGTCGGGCCGACAATTCGTCTATCGTGTACGGTGAGTTGTGGAGCGTCCTGCACGAGCTGGATGCCGATCGGGTCTATATCGTACAGCCGCATCCGCTCGGCAACGAAAGCCTGCTGTCCGTCTATTACGAGGTCAAGCGCAAAGGGGTGGAACCGATGAAACCGCACATGCAGGGCCTTCCGATTTCGGAGGTGCCGAAGTTCAGCAGCGATCTGGTGAAGAACCTCTTCCTCTACATCACGGACATCGACGAGCAGGTGAACGACAAATATGCGAAGTCCATCCTTTCGAGTTACGGATGTCGGGCGGCCATCATCAAACGGCTCAACGACAACCGCCACGACTGGATAGGCAGCATCTTCTGCGAGTTCACCCGCCCGCTGTCCGTATCGGAGGAGAATGCGCGGGAGATCATGCACACGGCGGCCATGAACATCCAATACCTGCTGCCCGAGTATCGATAACGTATAAATCGCTTCAACCTTAATACTGTAAAAGCCATGAAAAAGCAAGTCAAAATCGCGCTCTGCATGTCGGCCGCCGTCATTGCGCTGGTCGTTCTGTTCAACCTCCTGCCGAGCGGCATCCGCACTACGGCGACGCTCTGCGCAGGATTCGGGGCGGCCACAGGAGCCGCCGCAGGCTGGCGGGCAAAGATGTGGTATGACCGAATGAAAGGATAGGTATGGCAACGTATTTCACCCTTTCCGAATTGCTGCGTTCCGATACGGCCGCAGCGCGCAGCATCGACAACGTGCCATCGCACGACGTCATTCGCCGGCTCAATGCGCTGATGGACGAATGCCTCGATCCCGTGCGCGAACTTTGGGGCAAGCCGATCGGCGTGAACAGCGGCTACCGATCGCCGGCGCTCAACGCAGCTGTCGGCGGAGCTGCGGCAAGCCAGCACATGAAGGGCGAAGCGGCCGACATCACCACCGGCAGCGTCGCGGATAATCTGCGGCTGTTCGAACGCATCGCAGCTAGCGCGATCCCCTTCGACCAGCTCATCGACGAGAATCGGGGCCGCTGGATCCATATTTCATACCGTGCCGACGGGAAGAACCGAAGGCAGGTGTTGCATCTGTGAGACGACTACTCGCATACTTGTTGGCCGTGCTCATCGTCGGTTCACTGTTTTTCGGCTGGGGCTACCGCCGCGGGGCGGCTTCCGTCGAAATGCGCGACAGCACCGTTACCCGATGGGTGCCGTGGTCGGTTCCCGTGTACGACACCATTCGGGAACCTTATCCGGTCGCGGTGCGCGAACCGGCCGATACGGTATGGAAATACATGAGTGTAGATACAGCCGCAATTATCGCCGACTATCTGCTCGAACGGGATTACCGGCTGGATTTCTCCGCCGATTCGACCGGAACATTCCTTGTCGATGCGACCGTAGGAGAAAACCGGCTGTTGCGGGCTTCGGCCGTAGTAAAGCCCGTTGTCCGTGAGATTACGGTTACAAAACTGCATACCGAGGTGCGGCCGCCGCGCTGGGAAATGGGGCTCGCCCTCGGAATCGATCCATACAACCAGTGGGCGGGCATCTACGGACGCTATACGAGAGGCCGATGGAGCGGTGAGGTCATAGTAGGGTATGATCCGATCCGGGAAAAACAATATGTCGGCACGAAAATAGGATGGGCCGTGTTCCGATAACTCGTTGCCGGAATTATTTCCCGATTCCGCTCCAATCGAAAAGATTCATTACGGCTTTGTTGGCGTCGAATATGACACGCCAGTTTTTCACGAGGTAAATATCAGTGACTTTCATGGATGTGTCAACGTGATTCAACGCTTCATGAATCACGTATTTGTCCAGTCCGGCTCCGCCCTCCTCTCGGGGAGTCCGCGCTATGGTTGCCCAGGAGTGCCGCGCAGCGTAGAACGTCAGGCCATCGACGCCTATCGCCTCGCCGACATCTTTCAGGCCTTTGTTGATCGCTTTGTTGAATGACACGCGATCTTTGTAGCGGAGGTAGAAGTGAAGCAGCTGTTTCCCCGTCTTATCCGAATAGCGAGCGATCAAAGGGCTGACGCACGGCTCTATCCGAACGTGCATTTCTGCACGGTCCGTGCGGCGGGATGCGGTTTTTTGCCGGAAATACACGATTTCGTCCTTCCTGGCCGGCGGGCAGGTCAGCAGATCGGCGCTGTTCATCCCCATCAGTGCGAACGACAGGAGGAAGCAATCCCGCGCCATCCGAGCGCGTTCGTTGGCGAGTGACGGCAAGTCGATTATCTGCTGTATCGACTCCGCGGAGATGGCTCGTTTGGCCGTCGGCGCGGGTGTTTCGAGGCGCAAGTTTCTGAAAGGGTTGCCCTGAATATTCATTTGTCCGAGTTCTTCATCGTTGAACTCTTCCTTCGCGCGGTTATAAATGGTTTTGATGCGCGAAATATACAGAGACAGTGCCCTGTTGCCCTTGTTTTTGGTTGCAGTTTCACCTTTCTGCTTTCGGTTGGCGCCTCGTTGCGAAGGCTCCGATTCGATGAATTGCACGAATCCTTTGATGAACGGTGCCGTGATTTCGCCGATGTCGAGCGTATCGCGGCCAATGTATCGTCTCAGCGCGTTGAGGGCTGTCATGTAAATCGATGCCGTACCGGAATTCATCCGCGCCGCTTCCTGCCTCATATACGCTATGAAATCGAGCCGGAATCGCTCTCCGCCTTTCAATCCTGATTTGATGCGTGCGACGAGTTCGTCGATCTCCATTTCCTCGACGGCGTATCCCATGTCGTTGCAGAGGTCGATGCAATCTTCGACCAGTTCGCGGCATTTGCGGCTGAGTTTTTCATCCTTGATTTTCAATCCCCGCGTCAGATCATCGGGCAGCGCATAGAGCGTCGTGCTTATCCAGCGGCTTTTTCGGTGGTGGGTTATGCGCAGCTTGATATTGTAAGTACCGTCTGCGCGTCGCTGGTGGGAAAAGATACAGGTTCGGAAGGTCGCCATAGCTGAACAACATTAGAACAACAATTGCAGACAAATATATACAGAAAGTGTCAAAAGTAAGCAATTTTGATGTGTAAATATTTGTTGGAAAGAAGCCGATAAGACGACAAAAACCGCCTCTCAATACTTTGAGAGGAGGTTTTTTCTTTCGTGATTCCGTTGGGATTCGAACCCAAGACCCACAGCTTAGAAGGCTGTTGCTCT